CATGTACTGTCGCGATGCTAGTGGTAGCAGGGCCTACCGTTTAGATTTGTTGCACAAGTTAATTCCATTTAAAAACGATCTGTATTACAATTTGCAGGAACCAATATTCCAAATTGATCCACAACTAAATCTACATTATAAATCAGAATCAGATCAATACGGAAGTGATGCAAGTGCAACCATTGTGCCCGAAGACTGTAAAAAATTCGATATCCAGCTCGTGCCAGAAACATTATTTGATACACAAAAAACACACCTTACCGAAAAAGTGTTTAAGCCTATTGTAATGGAACAGCCTTTTATTATTATCGGGTGTCCGGGTAGTCTTGAATACTTACAGAGTTATGGCTTTCAAACGTTCAATGGATGTTGGGATGAATCATACGACAAAGAAACTGACGCATCAAAACGTATGGAGATGATTATCAAAATAGTAGATAACATTTCTAAAATGGGCGAGCGTGAATATCATCGCATGATGGATAAAGCCCGTAGCATTGCTAAATTTAATAGGCAACGTTTCTTCTCTGGTGTATTTGAAGATGTGTTACTTGAAGAATTACATAACAATCTAGATACTGCTATTACTGAATGTGAAAAAGAATATCAGAGTATGCCGGGTGGCACTTGGTTTATGTATGTGGACCAACTGTATAATGCCGGACATACTAACATTCCAAAAACTGTTAAAGTACGCGGTAACACAATTATAAAATATCTATTAACTAACGACCCAGCAATGGGCCGTCAGCTAATGATAAAATTCAAACATTTACTGAACTAAAGTTAATAGCCCTTGTTCGTATGCAATCGCTGCGGCAATAGCTATAACTACAAGCACAAGACCAATATTTCTTTTGGACTTTTTATTAGCTGCCGGTACTACTTCTTGCTTAGGTGCTTTCTTAGCTGCAACTTTTGCTTTAGCTGTATCAGAAGCTTTAGCATTTGGTGCTTTAGCTTTCGATGTTGCTGCTTTAGCTTTCGATGTTGCTGCTTTAGCCTTATCAGATGCCTTTACATTTGGGCCCTTCTTAGCTACTTTCTTTTTAGCAACTGCTTTCTTAGCTACTTTTTTCTTTACCGTTGATTTCTTCTTAGACGGTGTTTTCTTTTTATCATCTGACATATCTGTCTCCTTTAATCGTTAATTGAGTTCTTGCCGATTAATCTTAAAAATCGACCCCACCCATTTACTGCCGCAGTTAAAATTATTTTGCGGCATTTTCCAATGCCTAATGCATTGAGTTCTGCTTCGAACTGGTAGTTGGCTTTAACCCAATCACGTTCTGTTACTATTATATAGTCATGTACAATGGCCGCACCAAAATATCTTCCAGTTGGTGAGAACCAAATACGGCAAATTGCTGGTATGCTTGCGCCGTCTGTGATAAAACCAATGGGTACATTAACTTCTGTATTATCGGAAGTATACACTTCCATCAATTCCCACTTGGCTCGCTTGTACCATTTTGTTGCAGGTATAAACTTTACTATTACCGTATCTCGCATTGACTACATTCCTCTATAGACTATTATTTATTTGAATTTAGTGGGAATTTACTACTAGGTTACCAGGTAATTGCATCAACACCGGCTTCGTCAACACAGGTGTTAGTGTGTAACTTGTATATTTTTTCTGACGTGCCCGCTGCTGTTACACCAACAGATGCATCACCAATTGCAACATACCCTGTAATACTACTAAACAATGTAGTATCAACAATGTTGATAGATGATGTAACATCATACACACCGCTACCCAACGTTAAGTTACCACCCGACAATACTACGCTTGCGGGATTAGTACCAAGGTCTAAATCACCTTGTATTTGTGTAACTAAATCATCAATTGTTTGTGCTGTAGCACCTTCAATACTAACGAAAGTACTCACTCCATCAATAACAATTTCTGCATCATATGTTGTTGCATCATTTGCAAATCCTGTAGCATCTGTGCCTACTTTCGTTCCGTTGACATCTATTACTATGGCACTATTAATACCCGGACGACACGAATACGGCATAGTTGATTGTGTTGCAACCGCGCCTATTAGGTTCAATTGATCATCACGCTCAGAATCATACCAGTGCGGGGAACCTAGTGCTTCTGATTCGAAACCGTCAATTATTTCGGCTTCTGCGTTGGCACCGAATGCCACTAGTTTTATTGTCATGTAATCAAGTAATTGTTTACCGTTTAATTCAGCTTCTGGAATTGGTGTTGTAATCCAATTAATGTTTGCATACACAGTTGGATTACCACTTGACCATGCTTCAGCTGCTGGATAATATTGACCTATTAGGTTCATGTAGTTCGTTGCCATTATAGTGTTACCACCTCTTCAATTACGTATGCATTGTTTGTTAATACACTACCAAACACTGTTAGAATGCTATCGTGTTAATACACTACCAAACACTGTTAGAATGCTATCGTGTTCATTTATATACCATGTTGCATTACCACTCTCTTTACCTACACGAACTGAGTATGTAATTGGTGTGGCTGCTACGCCAGCTACTGGATCTTTTACAATGAATGAAATTACCTGGAATGCACCACCATTTGTAGCAGAGTCATTCATAACGCCGATACATACGTTATCTCTAAACAATGCCACAATAATTGCTGATGATGCGTTTGTAACTAAGAATGCAAATGACTGTGATATTTTCAATGATCCGCCTGTTTGGCTTGGCGTAAACACCTGTGACCAAAGTTCAGTGCCTTCTGTAATTAGTGGTGCTGTTGTTGTCTGTACGATAATCGTTGTACCTGACAAAGCCGGAACTGTGCCAGAAACTTGTTGAATTGATTGTTCTGTACCTGGCGTAAACAACTGTGTATTCTGCCATTCACCTGCGCCGCCATCGTAATATACAACATCACCAGAGGCTGGTGCGGTTGTGTTAACATCTGTTAAGTTATTAAGTACTAATCCATCAGCATTAACAGATAATGTTTCGTTTCCAGCATCGTTATTCTCTACTAGTGACACGCCTGTGCCAGCTACTAACTTACCATTTAAGTAACCACTTGTTGTATCGTTTGCAGACACTTTGACTAATACGTCTGAGCCTGCTCCTGCTGGTTGGTTAACCCAGTCGCCGCCTGCGTATGTTAATACTTCACCGTTACTTGGCGTTGTTATTATAACGTCTGATAAATCACCAATTGCAGATACGCCAGCGCCTGGTGCTTCCCATACTGAATTGCCTAACCCATCAGCTGTTAATACAAAACCATCTGTAATTGCGCTTGCATCGATTTCTGTACCTTCGTGTACGTGAGTTGTTAATGAATAACTACCAAGGTCACTAATTTGACTTTCAGTAATACTAATTGATGCCTGCGTATAATGTATAGTACCATCTACGATATGAGCATCTATAGCTGCATGAGAGTTGGTACCGATATTGCTAAACAATGTGTGATCTGTTGTGTCAGTTAATGAGTACGCCTGCAAGTCACTAATTTGACTTTCAGTAATTACAATGTTGGCCTGATTAACATCAATATCAACCTCAGAGTTTGCAACATCATCAGTAATACTAATTAAGTTACTACCTGCATTGATATTCTTAAATTGTAATCCTACACCGACCTTCTGAAGATATAAACCTGTGCCTCCCACGCCAACATTAGATGCTGTATTAGCTTCGCCGCCACCTGCTCCTGGAGGCGCTGCTGCCTGCCATTCTGTGCCGCTCCATGTTAAAACATCGTTAGCTATTGGTGTTGCATTAACATCATTTAAATTATTAATTGGTGTTGCTGTTAAGCTGCCATCCACCGCAACTGCGAATACAGTAGTTGCGCCATCGTCAATACCCTCGATTAAGTTACCGCCAACTGCGGCACCTTCTGTAATAGTAACAGCACCGCGAGTTGCGTCTGTTAATATTTCTGGATTAACACTGTTATCGTATGCTTGTTGCAAAGTAGTTACTGATCCAGAGAACTGGCCGCCACCACCTTGTCCAAACTTGGCTGCTTCAATGAATTCAGCCTGTGCTGGATCACTTAAATCTGTTGCGCCTGCAGATACTAGTAAGTATGCTCTAATAACGCCTTCTGCGAACGCTGCGTTATGAACGTGCTGTGCATCTGGCAATACGTCTAATGCGGCGGCTTTAGTTGAGAATGTTTGTTGTCCGTATTCAATACGTGTTGTTGCTGCGCCGGAAATTCCTGAGAAGTATTTAATAATTTGTATCTGCCAGCGTCCATTTGGCATTGATGAAAGTGTACCGGTTCCATCATCATAGTTGCTTGAGTCAACAGACGTAGCTGGTGGTGTTACTAATGTGTGACCACCACCACCATTTTGGTAGCTGTAAATAAATGGTACAATCGTTCCTGACGCGTCAGTATTTGAATCTGTGTCTCTCTTATTGTTTGCAAAGTTATTACCAAGTCTATATGTAGTACCTGAGCTCTTATTAAGTAATATGTTATTACCGTTTGGTCCGAAAATGTTACCTTCAATATTCAACGAACCAATAGCTCTTGCTAGGTCAGCTAAACGTGCTGTGGCATCAATTGCCGGGTCTGGGTTATTACGCAAACCAACAATACTAGTAAGATTAGCGTGTCCTAGGTTACCAAGCACGATGTTATCTTTGTGTTCGGTGTTCGTCCATGATGCGCCTGACTGTACAATACTGCCTACAGAATTGATTGCAATAAATGAACGTGTTGTTATTGCAAGGTTTGTTACTACAACCGCTGCGGAAGCCCCCCATGTTACTAAGGCCGCTGTAGGGTTTAGTGTGTCTGTGTAGTTGTCAACAATAAGGCCAATGCCTGCTGCTACATCAAATTTAGTAGGGTCTACATTAATGCTTAGTTCGCCGCCGTCTAATAAACCAGTTGATGCCATTTGGTCTACACCAATTTGCGTGCCTGATTTAATTAGGTCCCAGTCTGTATCTGTTGCTCCAACCTTAATCCAAAGTTGGCCTGTGGTTCGTAATAGAACTGAACCAATTGGTGCTGTATATCCTGCACTCGACGGGTCAACAGAAGTTTGTGCGATATCAACTAAGTCGTCTAATGTTAAACTGCTGATTGGAAAATTAGCTGCCAATGTGTTTCTCCTTCATTTAAAATACCGCCACTTGTTTAATTTGTACATCAACGCCAGGCGTTGATGTGACTGTTACGTTTAATGTGTTGCCACCGGTTAAAGTAACATCAATGCTTAATCCTGTAATGTTGCTACCCATTTTTAAAATTGCGTACTCTGTAAATTTTGGGTTTGTTCCATCATGCGTAGCTAAAATTTCTTCCGTTAACACATTTGTAGGCGTTGCTGTTTCGATTACCCTAATAATCCATTTACCCATTTCAGCAACTACTGAATCTACTGTTGTTACTGTTGTGATGTTTGTGTAAGTATTATATATCTGGGCATCATCATTGGTAATAGTTAATGTATCGCCCGATACTGCTGTAGTTATACCGGCACCACCAGCAATAGTTAATGTATCTGTTATGGTGTTAGCTACTGCTGAACCCGAATCGCCGCTGACTGTTTCCCATAAGTTTTGATCTGGATCTCCGCCAGCGCCGCCTGTTGCGTTAATTGTAATTTCATCAGTGCCGGCGTTTGTTGTGATTGTTACATTTGTGCCGGCTACTAAAGTTAATGTGTCTGCTGCTGTGTCAGCTACGATATTGCTCTGCGTTGCAACTGCAATAGTTGAGAATAGATTCTGATCTGATGCTGCGCTATCATATGCAATAGTTAATGTTTCGTTGGCGCCATCATTATTTTCTGTTAATGTTATGCCGGTACCGGATACTAATTTACCATTTAGGAAACCAGCTGTTGTATCATTTACAGATATTTTACTAAGTTCGTCGGACCCTACTCCGCCTGTTGCTGAAATGGTAAGCACATCGCCTACGATGGCTGTATTAATTCCAGTACCACCAGTAACTGTTAGTGTATCTGTTAGTGAGTTAGCAACTGTGGAACCTGAATCGGAACTGATCGTTTCCCACAGGTTTTGATCTGGGTCACCAGCACCACCACCGGATGAAGCAATAGTAATTTCATCTGTGCCTGCATTTGTTGTAATTGTTATATTTGCACCGGCAACTAAAGTTAGCGTGTCGATGGCCGACGTGGCAACAACATCACTCTGTCCACTTACTGCAATTGTGCTAAATGATGAGGTAGATGTAAGTCCTTCAATACACGCTGGCATGCCACCAGGCGTACCATCGGCTATTCTAATGCAACCTGTAATAATGTCATAGAAAAGATACGAGCTTTCGCATAGATAATCATCTATCTCGACCTTAACTAACGATCCTTTGATTTTTCTAATCGTCATCGACTAACGTTCCTTATTCGGATCTATTTGTTGATTTGTGAAAAGCTAATGCAGCATTCCTTTTTGGGTTAACAGACGCTGGCTTAGAATCTTCTGCATAATTATGTGGCCCTTGTTTTTCGCCAATGCCTGCCATTTTACGCATACGTGATAAATCATTGCCTTCATCAACTTCGTCTTCGTTGTCGCTTGTTGGTGTGCTGTCTCTTTCTGAGCTTGCCCACTGGCCATTATCTTCTGGTTCCCTCTGAAGAGGTGATCCATCTTTTTCAGTGCTTGCCCATGGCTGTTCTTCTTCTGAGTTTAATTCTGTTGGCACCATTTGCTCGTCGCCGTCATCGCCGGCAAATTCAGCAACATTGTTATCAACACCTTGTGACTTTTTAAGTAACTCGTGTTCTTGTTGCAATGGTGATATCATTGTTGCAGGTTCTGAACCATCATCGCTGCTTACTTCCACTGGCTCCAAATGTGTTACTGTAACTTCAGCACCCTGTTCGCCTGGTTGATCGCACGGTTGTTCAGCTTGTACAGGCATTTGCCCAGTAGCATCTTGAACTGCCGCATCTTCAGTCTGGTCCACTAGATCTGCCAAATTTCGTAATATTTCGCTTACTCGCATATTATAATCCTTAGTTGTTCTTTATATTTATTCAGAATGATTCTGTTTGTTCAGTTAGAATGTTACCTGTCCAATCATCTGCTAGTGGTATATCTTCAAGGACCTTGATACGTTTTGATAATTCTTCATAAAACGTATCTAGTTCGCCCTTGAAACTACCCATTAAATGGTCCATAGCTTGTGTACAGTAATCCCAGTTCTTTAAACGATAGTTCTTAATAAGATTTTCGTGTAAGTCAGTTAAATTTTCAAGCATTGGTATTTCTTGAAAGACTATATGGTCGTTATCTACCACCGCGAACGTTCTTACTGTTTTTCCATTAGAAAACTCTACGGTATCCAATTCCAGAACTAAATATTTAGAACGGAGAGAATCAATTTCATTGTTGGTTTCATAAACTATGTACATACTGTCTCCTATACTATAATTATAAGAATTTTACAATGACAATAAATTTTGACTTAATAAGCGACCTATATCTACATTCAATAGATAAGTTCTCATGGGAAGGAAAGGCGACCAGCCTCTTCTGTATAGTAGCAGGAAATATTTCTTCCGATCATGATGTGTTATTTGAATTCTTAGAGAATATATCTCAGTACTACGAAGCTGTATTTTTTATAGATGGCGATCTCGAGCATTACCATTACAATGGAGATTTTGATAAGAGTTATGCTTCAATAAGAGAGAATCTTTTTGAGATGGAAAAGGTATTTTTTCTACATGAGAATATTGTTATCCTACCTAATGTAACATTATTAGCGACAAACGGTTGGACAACATTTGATTTTACAAGTAATCGACCTGTGGAAGAGATACTAGACTTTATGGACGATCGTGGAAGTGTTCCACTAGATATATCCGATAAAATTCTTAAACTTGCCGTGACGGATCAACACTATATGCTTAACAGTGTTGAAGCCTGTCAGGATATGGAAGATGTTACGAATGTTATTGTTATATCAAACTCAGTACCCAAGTCGGAGTTTATAGTACACGATGATGATTACGATGGTACAATACTTGGCGACATGGCCGGAAACAAAGGCATTGTCGCTTGTCTAGAGAACGACACCAAAAAGAAAATAACAACCTGGCTCTTTGGAAAATATCCTGGAGACGTTGATTATACAGTTGATGGTGTTCGCTTTGTAAATAACTCAGGGCAGAGTAAAGACCTAAGTATCTACTATCCGAAAATAATTAAACCTTAATCTTTTTCTTTTTCAATTCGTATTTGGAGTGGGTAGCCTTGCTTACGTGCATCTACTGTTACTTCGATACCTTTCTGCTCTGCTACTTCAAATGGCAAGACTGCTGCCACCGCCGCGCCGTCAGTGTGAATAGTGTTTGCTATTCTTTCGGCGGTGTCTTCCACATAGCTGAAGTGTTCAACAAGACTATCTATTACAAACTTCATACTGGTCTTGTTATCGTTAACATAGATAACCTTAAACATTGGTGGCTCTTTAAGGTCTAAGTTAGTTTTAATTGCGACTTGTGTGTTAGTCATTTTATTATCCTTCATGTAATTATTTAGCTATTGTACACGGTCTGATAACCGTGTACAATATTATTGGCTAAATTTATTTAACTTCAATTGTCTTCGGCTTTAAACTTTCTGGAATGTTACGTTCCAGTTCAACTTTAAGTACGCCGTTAACTACTTCTGCACCAATGACTTCAACGTGATCAGATAATGTAAACTGACGCTGAAAGTGTCTTGCGCTAATACCTTTATGAAGGTAAGTTTCGCTATCTATTTCCTTAGCTTCGTCAACATCAACGATATGGCTGGCAATTAACAACTGTCCGTTGTCAACTGTTACAATAATTTCGTCCTTGTTGAAACCTGCTACTGCAACTTCAAGACGATAATGATCATCGTCTACTTCAATAATGTTATACGGAGGATAATTTCCGCTGTTTGAATGTTCTACTCTGTGCATCATATTTTCAAAAATACGATCCATACCAATTGCGTTACGCAAGAATGGTTCCAGATTTATAGTGGTGAGGTGTTTGTTTTGCATGATATGTTCTCCTTATCTAAAGCAAGATCAAAATATAAGACCCGCCTTATGCAGCATCTTATACATTTATTTAGCTTATATAATACTATGACTGGAGATTTATTGCAAGTTATTTGGTAATATTACCGTCTACGTGGTGGGACTGGCAGTTCAAGACGAAGTTTCTTACGGTGACGTGCCTTTGCTGCCGCTTTCTTACGTTGGCGAACTGTGCATGGCTTTTCATATGTTTGACGTCTCCTAACTTCTTCTAGAACTCCTGCGTTGGATACTTTCTTTTTAAATTTTCTAAGGGCTTTATCAAACTGTCCCTCATATACTCGTACGCTTGGCATTTATTTTTTCTTCACCTCCACTGGGTTGTTAACTAGCGATTTTGTAATTCGTACTTTATTTATATTATTATGTGCATACTTATTAATATTGAACATGTGCGGCAATAAAGCCTTCTCCATAATTGAACGTAGGCTACGTGCCCCGGTCTTCTTGCCAATTGCAATATTTACAACTTGGCGCAATGCTTCCTTATCAAATGTTAACCGTACATCGTTATATTTAAATAAGTGTTTGTACTGTGATACTAAATTATTTTCCACACCTGCTAACACATTAAGCATATCGTCCTGTGTTAGCTCTTGAACTTCTGCAACAATAGGAAATCTACTAACAAACTCAGGTATTAAGCCAAACTCAATAAGATCGGTTGCTTCTGCGTCTTTGATGTACCTATTGTCAACATCAGCAGTAAAACCAATTTGTGATGGTTGCTGCTTTCTTTTCTTAATCTTGTCTAGTCCTACAAATGCACCACTAGCAATAAACAAAATGTTACTTGTGTCAATTTCAACTGTTGTTTCTGACTTCCTACTAATCTCAACTGTAAACACTGTGCCTTCAACTAGCTTTAATAGTGCTTGCTGTACACCTTCACCACCTGGTTCTTTGCCAGCTGATAATGTGCCACGAGTCTTAGCAATCTTGTCGATTTCATCTATAAAGACGATGCCACGTTCAGCTTCAGCAATGTCGCCGCCAGCTGCATTTAATAACTTAACTAGTACCGATTCAACATCTTCACCAACATAACCTGACTCAGTTAGGGTAGTTGCATCTGCTATTACAAACGGTACTTCTAAGTATCCGGCTATCGTTTTTGCAAGTAGTGTCTTGCCAGAGCCTGTTGGGCCTAATAACATTACATTACTCTTATCTAATGTGACATCGCGTGTATTCAACCGTTTGACATGATTTGCAACTGCTACGCTTAATACAGTTTTCGCATCGTCTTGACTTGTTACATACATGTCAAGATAATCCTTTAATTCCATTGGATCAATATCATCAAGTTTATCTAATTCGTCTGTTTCTTCGAAATGCTCGTTATCGAGTATTTTTAGACATAAATTAATGCAGGAATCACAGATGCCTACTTTTTCACCTAATACTAATTTCTTAACCTCGTGTTGGGTTTTATTACAAAAGTTACATGACTTAGTCATTGTACTACCCTCTTCTTATTCTCGACCTAGCAGTTCCTCGATGTGCTTCTTCTCTGCTTCGTTCAATAGCTCTGGATTATAATTGCTATTGCCGACCCGTTTAATTAACGTCTTAATGTACTCGTGACTATAAGCGTTAAAATTTAAAATATTCTTATCAATCCTGTCCCAACTAGCGCCATTGAAAATATACAATTGCGTTGGCTCACCATCAGTACGCAAGAACATCATACCAACTCTAGCAGGTGGCGGAAACACTATTCCTGATTTAACTTCTTTATCAAAATCAAACCCGAGTTCCGGAAATGCCTGAATCAATGCTTCAACTCTATAGACTTTTCCATTAAAATTAATGTAATGTTCGCTCGTTTTAGTTAAGGAAATCTTACCTTTGCTATTATAGTTTGGAAGATGTAACTCCTTTGCAATCTCGCCTAACTCATTTAGATCCTTCCACGGCTCTTGTATCCCATTAACTTTCTCAAAATCAAATGTGTCGCCATCTTCGGTAGGTGGATCATTATCATCCAACTCACCATGTGTAGGTTGATACCCGCCATTGTCACTAGTAAACTCAGGAATGTCATCCGGTACTTCAGACTCGTTGCTTGTCCATTGTTGTTCAACATATTCTTTTGTTACTGCATCTTCGGCGGACGTCGGATTGCCGAGTACCTTTTTAAAGAGTTCTGGGTTGTCGGCTCGGTGTCTATCAAATGAGTGTTGCGCTGCAATCAATAAGAATACAGCAAACGGGTCAAACACAAATATGATTAATATAATAAGCCACTTAACAGCCTTCTCTAATAGGTTTGCGTCTGCTTCTCTATCGTAAACAAACTCAGCGATATATTTAATAGGTCCTACTTCAGCTTCTAACTTACGAACGTTGGCTTCGCGTGTGAACTTGTCTTGTGTTAACGTATCAAGTAGAGCATTTGATTCTTTAATCTTTGCACGTTCGTCTGTAATTAATGTTTCAATGTCATTAGCATTGGACTGGCCCATACGTGACCGTAAGCGTTTAATGGTTGCATTACTTTCGTTAATCTCGCTTTGGACTGAGGCGCGGATACGTTTAATCTCCGCTTGAGCTTCAACTTGCGCTGAAGTTGGCTTGCCTAGTATGCCGTCAATCTTTTTAAGTAGCTCATCGCGCCTTGCTTCTTTACGTGTGCGGAAGGCTTTAATTGCAGCCTGTGTCTTTTCCCTGTACGAACCATCTGGCCTTGTGCCAACTATTCCCTGTGCTACTCTAATTTTCTTATCGCTAAGTGCGGTTTGCAACTCAGTCAATGTCTGATTAATTTCTGTAAGTTCTTTCTTATACGGTGCAGAACGTCCTTCGGAATTAGTCTGTCCGTCTTTTATAATTTGTAATTGGACTTGGATAACAGGCTTTACACGATCGTAAGCAGAATCAATACGTCCTTGTTCTTTATCTATTTGTGCATTAAGACTTGCATCTACGCCGGAGCCATTGCTTTCGTAACCATCGATCTTTTCTTCGGAACGGATGATAATGGATTTGTGTCTACCTATCTCTGAATCTATACGTTTAACTTGTTCTACGCTCTCTGCTGATTCAGCAGTTTGTTCAACATGTGATTTTGATAGGTATCCGAAGATACCCATTGACGTGATAAACATAACACCCACTACGAAAAACGATAGGCCACCTTTAAGTAATATATTGGGATCGCGCCAATTATAGTGTAACCAGGTAACTGCTACCAGTTTACCAAGCTCGATTGATGTGCCCATTATTATAATTGAAATAGCATACGCGCTGAAAATCGCAGCAAGACCAGCTACGCTAAAATAAATTGCAATGCTACTAATAAATAGAGCTGAAAATAGGGCTATGTACCCAAGTCTGTTATTCAACATATAGTGTATTTATGGTTCTACCGTTTCGTGTCGTGGATTGTTCTTTGGGTCCATCTCCTGCATTTGTTTATAGTACTCAATAAATGCATCATCAGCTGCTTTAACTGTAGGATCTTCCCACTTAAATCTGTGAGACACTGCAAAGGATGAATTAAAATTACGACCTTTAAGTAAATCCCACTCAGCTTCCTGATTAAACTCATCTAGCAATCTGTTAAATTCTTCTTCATACCCTGGAAAGTCTGTTAGGAATAAGCGATAATCCCAACTGAATAATCTAAGTTCTGGATAACTCTCACCTCTATTATGGCCATCTGTTTGGTATGCTGCATGTGCAATAGGTTGCCAAAGTCCGTCATACGCGCCATAGCCACCGCTGCCAGGCCATGTTAACGTTTTTGCAAAATTGCCCGATTCACCAAATGAATCATTGCAATGATCAGCATATCGAATCCATACGCGGCCAAAAAAGCCTGGATAACTCCGCACACCTTTTGCTGCTGGGTTTCTGCCTCCCCAATTTGTGTGGCCTGCAATTGGTGCATAATGTGAATTACCGACCTCAGGTGAATACTTTAGTTCCCATGCAAAACCAACGACCGGATCGGTTCTGTTAATTACCGCAATACAAGCCTCTGCAATTTCCGCTAAGGTCTCTGGCACTTTGCCGTATGCATCTTTTATGAGTTGTTGTTTTGGGTGTAACATGGATGTCTCCAATTTGGTTATGCATTAGTAAACTGTTGATGCAATCGCTTCCTTTACGGATTTCATTATTATGTCATGTACTTCTTTTGTATCTGTTGGATAAGAATCAGGGTCGTTTAAAAGATCACACTCGTAAACATTATACATCCTTCCTAATTGTACATTTAGATATGCATGTATTTTCCATTCATTTGGTATCTCATCTGATTCACCTAAAGCAATCTTATTTAATAACCGATCAGCTACACTATACAATGTGTATCCTTGATTCTGTGCCATAAAATCTTCCCAGAGGACAATCAATGATTCATCATATTGAAAACTTCTATTTAGAAATTTTGCCACTCTCCTAAGTTCAATCATAAATTTAGGTAAACTAAAAAATGTTCGATAATCGAAATTATAAATTTCGCCCGGAAAGGAACAACTAGTACCCCCTTGGCGACTTTTAAAACTAACAGCAAGTCGATCTTCCCACGCTGTTCTTAAATCTGTTACTTCGAGTACATTGGATATATGTTCGTGTGTAGTATCTTGAAAATTATTTGTAACGAATCCCGCTTTGTGAAATGCGTTTACCATTAAGATAAACTCGTGTCCAAGATCGTCGGGTTGCTTAATATAAATTATTTGATCTACCTTAGGGTAGGGGTGTTCCCCTGTGTGATAATAAAATGAAAAATGACCGCAACGAACCGATCTATTTTTCCTGTATTCAATATCAAGATTAAAGCCGTCACACGATCCAACAGCATCAAACAATTCACTAAGTGGGACTGGGCGTTGATTAAAAATATAAGTACTAATTACATATTCAAGAAAATGCCCGTGTTGCCCGCTATCAAAATCTATTAGAGTATGAGCTATCAAATCTTTTCATCAACTTCGAAGCCTCGGAAGCGTTTGAATCGCGGAAAACGTAAGCTATATACATCGTCTGAGTTTTCACTTAGTGTTAAACAATCAGCTTCAATTTCTACAATGTGACCCAGTAAGTCATCTTGTTGTTCCCAGAAATCATCGCGTTGTTTATCAGTGTACCCACCGCCTGCATTAACTTGGATGAACTTGCCACCATCAATGCCTTCACATACAAGTGCGCCAAGTCTATGTTCGTTCTTGCCACCTTCCTTGCCAAGCTCAAATCCAACAATTTTTAAATCTACGGTAATAGTTGGTTTCCATTTCATCCAATCTGTGCGGCGCTTGCATGTATAAGGCGCATCAACGCTTTTAATCATAATGCCTTCATAACCCATTGCAACTTGATCTTCGCCAAAGCGTTGCATAATGTCGCGGCCCTCGGCTGTGTCAAGGTCAACGTCGATCCCGCTGATTATATGTAAGCTAGGACAATTTGTATTTACACGATCCTTAATGGTACCGAGCCAATCCTTGCTACGTTTTTCTTGTGGCATGCTCCATTTGCCCTTGTTAAAATTAACAAGTGGAATAACATCAAAAATAGTAAACACGGAATCGCTAGTGTCAATATCTGTTTTGCGTTGTGCTTGCTTCATTAGTGCTTGAAAGTTTTCACTTACAATTTCACCATCAAACACAAATTGTTCCATTCTGTTTTCGTTCCACGGTGCGGATGCTTCATGTACTTTTAAACATTCTCTGAGTTGGTCTTCAATGTGTGGAAAGTTATTAAGTGGTTTGCCATTGCGGCTGTAAATGGTAACTTTTGTTTGTTCAGGAAATGATCTATCAACTATTGCCAGAGCACGAACACCATCTAACTTAGGCTCAAGTATTTTCTTACCTACAAGTTTCTTTGGGTGCTTCTTAGAGTCAACTGCAAGCTGACAATCAAATACTGGAATTTCGTATTTCGTTCCTTTGAGAACTTTGTTAAATGATTTTATTGTTGCGCCAATGCGAAGGTCTTTAAGTATGACTGGACGAAGTAAACTGTTCCATAAATCACTATTGAAATTCATGCTCACCCTTTCAATATATGCTGCGGCTTTATTACCTGTTACTTTGCGACTTTTTAAATCGCCCAACATCTGGATAAACAATGAAATATCATTATCTTCACTTGTTATACCATTTGTGTGTTGGATCTTTTTTACGTTGAACACTTCGAAGGGATTGTAAGCAAACCAGGCAAGTGTTAAAAACTGCTTGGCATCCTCAGCACCTATATTAGCGGCTTCGAGTGCTTGTTCAATTACATCAAGTTTGTGTAATTTGCTGTTTGATTCGTTAAGTTTGTGTATCCAATTCTGTGGCATCTAGCTCATACTCCGGTTTGAAATTGTTTATATGCTCACTATTATATACTACTGCGATCAAAAGAACAACCTCTTCCAGACTCTTACCACGCATATACTCGCCATTTTCGTCTTCTGCCCACCAGAATTTGCCTGATTTGTCGAATCCCACACTTAATCCAAGTAAATGGATTAATTTGTTAGCTTCTGAAAGACCCGGCTTTAGGTAAGTTAATTTGCCCGATGCTACGTCTACTCTGTAGTCAAAAATCTCGTCATTTGTTAGTGGCATGTTTTTTGCCAGGCGAACTACGACATATTGGTACGCTGTTATTGCTCCTGTGATTGCCACATGATAGGCCGCCAAGAGTTTCTTCATGTATTTCTTAAACATTGTTTTCTCCTTAGGATATATTACCTGGTTCGATAACTGAATTCTGATCGTCAATAAGATTATCAGATGATACTCCAGCTTCAGATAGTTTTGATAAATTTCTGCCTTCGCGCATGGCCGCAATTATTGCATTGCCAGATTGTGTATCTGTTGCCATTGCTTCTAATATTTCTACAATATCACCTTTGCTTGTTTTCTTTCCATGTGAATGTAAGTTTTCTGCAAAGCCCAAGATGGTCTTTTTGTTTCTTGGCATACCGTTCTGTAACGGATCGTTTGTTTCAAACTCTGGAAGATACGTGGTTTGAAATTTTAATTCAGCATCCCAAAGTTGTTCTAGTTCTATTATGATACCATTAACTGAACCGGTAAATGCTGCGGTAGCATTTTCTGTTTCTGTTGGATATGCTGCTATTAAATCTTCACTAGCTGTTGTTAATTCACGCATCAGTGCGCTCAATGCTGCATTTTTATTTCGATGCGTTCCTTCGGCAGGCAACGGATTAGGAATAACAATAGAGAACGTTGCGTCATATTCTTCTGGTGGATCCATTGGAGGATCATCTTGCACAGTGTAAACACCAGCTATAACGTTACGCATAACAAGAAATATCTCTGCTATATCATCTAGGTCGCCGTTATTTTGAAACTGTTCAATAACATCATTCATGGTTGTAATATTATTAACATGAGGAATGCCCGCCGGCGAACCTGCAAGGTCGGTTAGGTAAAATGTAGTGTCGGGACCTGTGCCACCGCCCATTGAGCTTTTAAAGAACGCTGTTGTCGCGGCTGGTAGTGCCTCTGCTAAACTACCTGTTGCTGATAGTCCATCATTCCCTTCGATAGTAGATGCTTGTGTTCCAATATTTTCTGGCGTTGAATTAATAATGCCTTTTATTTGGCCCAGTGCAATCGTAAACACATAGTTTGTTCTGGCTAAGTCTCCAGGCATGTAAACTGTTGCAGGTGTGTTTAGTTTCAGCACCCACAATGCAATTTCACCCTCGGGGGTAATATAAATGTTTTCTGGTGTACCGTGGTTTGGTGATGTAATTGTAAAGAAACTATTTGGAAACACTTTAGTTAAATCTAATAAGTCTGACAATGCTGTGATACCAATTGTTTCTACTCCTAAGACAAATAGAATTTCTTCTAACTGTTCTCCGGTGACTTGTGTAAATGCATCATAACAACGTTTCTGTGCGGTTGGTTGCAATGTTATATCAGGCTCGTTGTTAATTGCTTTCTTTATGTCAAATACATCAACGCCCTGTGCTTCTAATTCGTCTGCTATTGTTGATAGCATGTTTGTTCTCATTAGTGCTTCTACTAATGATTGTGGTGTGCCAATATTATCTATTTTTGCAAAGTCAAACAAACTACCTGTCTTAAGTAGGTCCAAGCCCCACGTATTTACATCTCTGCTAACTGCTGTAAGATTGCCAGTCATCAATGCATCCATAGTGGTAAAGGTTTGTTTGGATAAATTAGCACCGTTGACTGCGCTATTTATATATTGGTTTGCTGTGTCTTTTTGCCCCATTGCAATTTGTAGATACTGTACGTATCGTCCACTAGATGGAAATATGTTAGTTAGGTGGTTAGCAAGAAACGCATCATAATATCGTGTGCTAACATTTGTAGCTGCTGGATTCACATTAGTTAAGAACGGTAATGTATCATCCATTGAATGAACAAATTGCTCGGCAAGACTAGGAGATATACCACTTGGGTTGCCGGTGCCGAAGAGTGTCTCGCCTGGATTAAACGGATCTTCTTCTGCTGGTTCAAATAGATCACCCTCAAATGCGGCGATTGTTGTCTTAAAATCAACTACGATTGGCTGGCTAGTATATAAGCTAGTATCCAGATTAGGATTAATTACTAGACCTGCGTCTGCAATCAACCCTTCGCCTGCCATCATTATTAAAGGAGTTAGAGAACCGGGCATATTATCCGCCTACGCTAACAGTGCCAGCGCCAGATGCCCGGCCATGCCCGCAGGTATCAATGTCGCCGGTATGGATAATGGGCTTACCTTCGCATTTAACTGTAGAGCTACCGCCTTTTGTGGTTGCACTAGCATGAGCAGAACAACCTTTGTTTGGCCAACACGGATGTGGCGTCACAGACGCTCCAGGTAGCATTACTGCACTACCTTCAGCTTTTACAGTTCCAGCGCCGCCCAGGGCGACTCCTCCTGCTGCATTAACATCTCCCTTCCTAACTACTTTTGGCATGTATGTATTTATCCAGTGATAATTTGCTTTTTTGGTGTAACAATTTTCTTTGGATCAACTGACGCTTCCCATGCTTCTTTAACATCTTCGCGACATGGTAGTATCATTGCTATACCAATATGTTTCATTACAGCTGGCTTTCCGAACTCTGCTGTGAACATAACAGGCAAGAATTCCATGCCTTTATTACCTTGCCCAATTGTTAGTGGTGCTTCTAAAGTGTAACCGTCATCAGTTATTTCAGTAATCCTAGCTACTACTTCTTGTCCGCAAGTTAGTTTAATTGCGTAAATTTCATCTTTCTTAATTTCCATTAATCTCGTTTATCCTCTGTTGTATTTGTTTAATAGTCAATTCCTTTAAGCCAGTAAATCCGCCCTCAACAAGCAATGACTCGTTTACGTATAACTGAGGTACTGAACGATGCCCTTCGCTTATTACAAACTCACGAGCTTCTTCATTTTCATCAATACGTACTTCATCGTATATAAATCCGTGTCGCGTTAATAACGCTTTGGCTCGATCACATTGTGGACAGCCTTCCTTACTAAAAACCTTAATCATCTTAATCCCCGTTTATTATTGTTATGTTAAAAACTGGCAGCGTCACTATGCCAAAATAGTTCTGCCAGCAACTCCCTAAATTTATCTTCGTCTGCGTCCCACTCGTCTTGCCATTTCTTGTAGATGCCAATATTGTTAATCATCTCTGGGCGTTCAACTTGATACTTATCCTTTAATAACTGCATAATCTCATCAAATGCGTCTTGCGATTTGATTACTGAAAATTCTTTACTTGGTCCGCTACATGCCATAATATATTCTCCTAAGATGTATTATATAATAATCTTAGGTTAAAGGTCAAATCCTTTGAACGTATCGTTATTTACATCTTGTTTGGTTCCACCTACAATATAACTCGAAAGCTGTACTTCCTGCGGTGCTACTTGTACGTCACCACCAGCAATCCACTTTTGAGTCCACGGCAGAGGATTGGTGCCGCCTTTGTAAGGACAATCAATTCCTAAGCTATGCATACGCTTGTTTGCAATCCAATGGACATAATCGGTAAGAAGTTCCTTGTTCAAACCAATCATTGATCCATCTTTAAATAAGTAATCTGCCCATTCAATCTCTTGTTCGACCGCATCAATGAACATTTGCCTTACCTCATCGAAGCATTCCTTTTTAATCTTAACAAAGGCCTTATCGTCCTTTGGTAGAAGTTTAAGCATGGTCTGGGTAAAACCTAAATGTAAATTTTCGTCTCGACATATTAACTTAATTTCTTTTGCATTGCCTTCCATTTGTTTTAGTTCAGCAAATGCCCAACTACATGCAAACGATACATAAAAGCGGATGCCTTCAAGTACGTTAATGCTGTTTATTGCCAACCAAATCTTTTTCTTAATCTCATACTCATCCACAACGATCTTTTTACCGTTAACAGTATGAGTTCCTGGCCCCAGTAGTTGCCATTCCAGTGCCGCAGTATGTAATCCATCGTAGTACTTAGTAACCGCTCCTGCACAATCAACGATCTCTTTAATATCCAACAAGTGATCAAAAACAACCGCGGGGTCAGGGTAAATATTGCGGATGATATGAGTGTAACTCCTACTATGTAATGATTCATTTTCTGTCCATTTAGTTAACCAGTTTTCAAGTTCTGGAATACTTACAAGTGGTAGCAATGTAAGTGACGGTGCTCTCCCTTGAACACTGTCAAGAAGTATTTGACGCTTAAGGTTTGACGTAAAGATATGTTGTTCTGACGCCGAAAGTTCTTTAAAGTCTTTACTGTCGCGACTAAGGTCAACTTCACTTGGCTGCCAAAAGAAACCAAGCTGTCGCTCAGTCATCTTATCAATTTGCTTGTACTTTAAATCATCGTAACGCTGAATGTCTACTCCACCATCAAGAAACATTTTGCGCTTAGTAGCTGCTTTTTTATTCTTTTTAAATACGCTCATATTATATTGAACACGTATCACAGATTTCTTCTAAGTCTGTAATATCTACCTCGCCTTGTCCGTCATACGTATTAAGATAATATAGAGTCTTAACTCCGTACTTGTATGCGATTAGCATGTGCTTCAGCAATTCGCTCATCGGGATCTGTTCATCTTCGTAGTGCTGTGGATTGTATGAAGTGTTTGCACTAATAGTTTGATCCACGTATTTCTGTAGTACTGCAATAATCTTTAAGTAACCCTCAGGCGACTCCTGTGTCCATAGTAGTTCATACTTGTTTTTCAAACGACGGTACTCAGGTACTACCTGTGTTAGTACACCATCCTTGCTCTGCTTAATAGAAACGAAACTACGTGGTGGTTCAAGACCATTTGTTGCATTTGCAATTTGCGCCGATGTTTCAGCTGGCATACATGCCATCACAGTACTGTTTCTTATTCCTGTTTTCTTAAGCTGCTTACGCAAGCCTTTCCAGTCAACTTTGTTTTTGTGCTTAACAAGTTCGTTAACTTCTTGCTTATACGTATCAATTGGAAGGATACCATCACTGTACTTGGTTTCGTCATTGCCCGGGCAGGCGCCAAAGTCTGCTGCTAAATCTGCGCTGGCTTTAATTAAGTAATAGGACCAATGTTGCGCCCACGTATCAACTAACTCTAAGGCACTATCATCACTGTACTTCACATCGTGTTTAGCAAGGAAGTATGCAAAGTTAATAATACCAACACCAAGCGGTCTGCGTTTCTCTGTGCCTACTTGCGCTGCAATAACAGGATAGTGCTGATAACTTAGCAATGCGTCAAGTCCGCGTATTGCAAGCGTACATGCCTTTTCCATATCTTCTGGATTCTTAAATGCTCCCCAGTTAATAGCACTTAACGTACACAATGATATTTCGCCTTCCTCATCGTATATATTTTTAAGTGGTGTTGTTGGTAAAGTAATCTCAAGACACAGGTTCGACATTTGAATTGGCGCAATCTCTTCCTTAAAAGACGAGTGAGTGTTGCAATGGTCAACATTCATCAAATAAATACGGCCTGTGTCTTTTCGTTCTTGCATAAACTGTTTGAACAAGTCTATTGCTGGAATTGTTTTCTTACGTAACCGTGTGTTACGTTCTGCCGTTTCGTATAGCTCTTTAAACTTATCTTGATCGTTAAAGAATGCATCATACAAACCAGGTACATCACTTGGGCTAAACAATGTAATGTCTCCACCTTCTACAAGGCGTTCATACATTAGCTTATTCATCTGTACGGCATAGTCCATGTTACGTACACGATTCTCGTCTATGCCTTTATTGTTTTTAAGTACTAAAAGGTCTTCAACTTCGAGGTGCCACATTGGATAGTATACAGTAGCGGAACCTTTGCGTATTCCACCTTGACTGCATGAGTTAACTGCGCTCTCGAAGTACTTGAGGAAAGGAATTAATCCAGTGTGATATGCATCTCCGCCCCTAATAGGACTGCCCAATGCACGAATCTTTCCTGCGTTGATACCAATGCCTGCGCGTTGGCTTACATACTTTACAATGGCTGATGCTGTAGCGTTTAAGCTGTCTAGGCTATCGTCGGTGTCAATTAATACGCATGAACTAAACTGGCGTTGTGATGTACGTACACCTGCCATGATAGGCGTAGGCAAACTAAACTGATGTGTACTGATTGCATCGTAGTATTCTTTTGCCCATTGCAAGCGAACTTCTTTTGGATAGTGACCAAAAAGTGTCACAGCGATTAAAGCGTATGCTATTTGAGGTGTTTCGTAAATTTGTTTTGTTACCCTGTTTTGTACAAGGTACTTGCCACGCATCTGTTCCATTGCGGCATACGTTAAGGATTCATCACGCTCGTGCTTGATAAAGTTATTAATAGTTTCCCATTCATCTTCGTCATAAAGATTTGCTAACTCAGTATCGTACAATCCAAGTTTGGTATTTTGGTCTACTAGTTTTTTAATATGCCACGGGGTAAAAGATCCGTACACACCCTTGCGAATATGGTATGCAATTAAACGTCCAGCAACATATTGATAATTCGGAGTGTCTTCGTTAATCAAATCCGCTGCGGACTTAATTAATGTTTCCTGTATATCTGCTGTTTTTATCTTGTTGTAAAACTGAATGTGGCTTTTTATTTCTACTTCACTTGCTGAAGTGCCTGTTGTGTTCTCTGTCGCCCATAATGTTACTTTGTGTAACTTTTCTATATCGAGTGGCTCAACACGACCATTACGCTTGGTCACTAAAATCTCGCTCATCGAGGTCCTCTTGTTATTATTTTATTTTACTGCTTAGGTCCTCACAATTATACGAGAATCTAATACGAAGATCTGACTGGTCGGCTGTAATGCTGCCTGGCTCATCATTTAGTGTAAACTGACCTTCGTTCACTTGTACTAGTGTATAGTTATCAGTTTGCACCATATGTAGAGAGTTTATATCTTCGTGCTCTATTAGTAGAATAGTATAACATAGTCCGAGGCATTTAGCAACATCGCAGTAAGCGGTTTGAGCCAGAAGTTCCCACGGAAGTGGCCAATTATCAGAGTCGGTGAAGTGGATGGTATTGTTCACAATTGGGGCGCGCCACCACCAATCATGTATTAAAGTAAGAGCTTCATCAAGGGGAAGTGCTTTGGCATCTTCCCTTAGTGCTGCCCACTCTAAGAGCAAGTCTGCATATGAAGTAGTCCACATTTTAATCTAAACGAACGATTGAATAGTTGATTGTTGCATCAGCGCCTGTGTTAGTTGATGTAAATTGTAGCTCTGTATTGCCATTAACACCTGAATGAATTACATCTAATATTACGCCTAAGTCTGCTGACTCCTGGAATTCATCGTTATATGTAACAGTGGCCGTATTATCTGTAATAAGTATTGATCCCATTCTAGCTTCTGTGCGGCGCTCAATATTATAATCAAGTTTATAAGCAATAGAATCACTGCTATCAAACTCATATACTGATTCTGCAACTGCTGTATTATCTATTAGAACAGCTTGAATTCCAACTTGACGTTCATATGAACCTAAG